AGCCAGCAACGATCACTCCGAGACCCGGCTCGCGGCCTCAGCCCTTGCTGTTCGCTTTCCTCATGAGTACAACACTACTCGTTGGGATGTAACCAAAGAAGGATCGATGAGTTTCGAGATCGGATCCACCATCCCCAAGGAGAATATCCTCTACGACGGTGGATCCTACGAGAATCCTCTTGGTGCAGGTCGTTCAGTCGAAGGTCACCTGGTTGGAAGTTTGAAGATGGTCGTAGGGAAGAACCGTGATCAGGAAGACTCCATCGATCTGACAGCCCTGGGCCAGACAGTTTTTCGGTTTGGTGCTGATGACACTTCACTTCCCAATGTTCGTCGGACAGTCTTCACTCAGAATCGCGGTCAGAACGACGCTTCTCTCGCTCGTACACTTCAGTATTGGACTCATCCGAAGACAGGACTTGGAGATGCTGGGAGTCTGACCAACAAGACTGCGATGGAGAATGTCTCGCTTCGGGCGGCCATGGATGGAGGAACCATCATCAGGTTTGGAGCTAGAAATCCTGGAGTCTTGCGCAAGCATTTGATGAACGGATACAGCGATGGTCCTGGAATTCATGAAGTGGCTCCCGGGGATCCATCACGACAGGATAGCAAGACGAGCGGTCGTCCTACCTATGGATCTGGAGACACGAAGTACTCTTTCCATGATCTGACTCAGGCCGGTGCTCCCGTCGCCAAGATGCTTCCCTACAACTGGAGTGGTTCTCCCATTTCTACGAGCATGGATCGTCATGGCCTCTCAATCGACTTCCACACCGTTCGTGATACTCTACTGAGAATCGGGGCCAATCCGGATACCAATCAATCTTTGCTGATGGATCTTGCCGGCGGACTGGTTAGCTGGATGGGAAAGGACAAGCAAGGACGTTCAGTGACAGCCACTTTGGATGGCGGTGTCGAGTTAGTGATCGGACCCAATAACCAGCAAAAGGGTCTTCGGATGGAGATTACTGGAGATGTGGATTGGACGATCAAAGGGAACTTCCACATGCTGGTTACAGGAGATTCTGTTTGGGAGTCAACTACCCATCGTCACAATGTCAAGACAGATTATATCATCGCTGCCCAGAACATTACAACAAAGGCGTTGGTGAGACACACGATCGAAGCAGTCGATATCATTCACAATCAAGGTCTCTATTTTAGTGATGAAAATTCACAGAATCTAGTTCCTGATGCTAACAGTAACTTTTTGCCTCCCGTTGTATAAGGAAGAATCATGGGAAGTTTTACAAATCCGATTGTTCAAGCCATCACTACTGCGACGGGGAGACTTTCCAGCATTGTAAATGCAGGTGCGGCCCTTATCAATTCAGGACCGGCTGGCAGCACCAATTCAATGGGTAATCCTGGTCAAGAGAACTGGTATATTCAGGCCAAGAGGAAAGTCAATAGACTGGATGTTCTCAGCGATCCGGAGGTTTCTAAACTTTACACCAAGTCTTTGGAACAGGGTCGTCTTCTTGAAAACAGCATTGGCGATTCCATGACCTGGATTCAAGACAAGAAGTTGCAGCTTGAAGCTAGGATCCTCCACCTGATGCACATGAATACTCTTGGAACAGATGGTCAGCTTCCGACTGCTCTTCGCAAGCCCAAGTACATCGTTGATTGCGTCAATTTCATGAAGGAAGTTCAGAAAGTGATGGGAGAGATTTCGGCTCTCGTTGCCGCTCTGCAAAAAGATCTTGCTACTTTGGTTATGATTGAGAAGAACGTCTTGGGAATGATCCAGGCAAGCCTCAATATGCTCTCTTCGCTATTGGCAAACATCTGCAATTGGGGTCTTCCTAAGCTCCCTTCGATTCCCTTCATAGTCGGGGATACGATATGGCGTTTCAATGGCTTTGGAAACGCTCTGAATCAGTTGATGGCCAAGCCCAATCTCTCCTTCAATTTCTCGTTCTCTCAGTGCAACCTTTTCCCTCAGAATCTGGACATCTTCAGCAATATTCCTACCAGCATTGCCACGGCCATTCCAAGTTCAGCTATTGGAGCCACTCCAGTTTACATTCCTCCTCTGACTGGTGTAGTTCTCCTCCCCACGGTTTCAGTCTCTGATCCAAACATTCAGGCAATCTTGGCAACTGCCAAGGATACTCCTATATTCAACTCAACATTCGATCCGTTCAATCAGATGTTAGGAAGTGTTCCGGACCCTGTCACTATTGTCAGTAACTACTTGATGCCACCCGATGTTTACCAGAAAAACATCGTGAGTATTGCCCCGGCTCTCAGAACCTTGGTTCTTCCAGTGGGAGCAACTCCCACTCCGGCCAACATCAATGCTTTGAAGGCAGCTCTTCGACTCAATGTCAACCTAGATTCCCTGGTAGACAGTAACTTTGATCCCTACCTGACATCGGCTTGGCTCTACGAACTCAATCTCAATCGGCAATTGATAACTCAGGGACGCGGCGGTCAATGGATTGCCAACTACCAGGCTGTCTATGACCAGTACATCCAGCCTTCGGTTGACGTTTTGACAAGTACCCCGATTCCTTGGAACAACATGAATGACCTCGGAATCAACGATCTTCCCACGATTCCTTTGATTCCAATTTTGAAGGCTGATTCAACTCGTAACCTCGCTTGGAAATTGTCGTATGTCGAAGCAGCCATCCTTGGCTATCCCAGGACTACCACGTTTGAACAGGGTCAGGATTCCACATACGTGTCTTCGTACACCGGCTCAGACCTCGATTACAAGTCAACTCCGGTCGATATGACAGTGGTTTCTACCTACACTCTTGGAGTTGGGACAGCGGACTATCCAGTTCTCATTTCATATCCGACCAGCATGAACAATGCACTTATGGAAGTGGTGTCGACCGCCGCTACTAGCATCGCAAATAGCCCATCATGGCAATCCTCACATCCACAGTTCCGATACATTTACAACCAGTTCGCTCAGGCGGCACTGATAGACAGATACTCTCAATTCTGGAGAGAGTTCCGTTCAAATCTGTCTGCGTTCTTGACTCAGAACATCGGTCTTATTCAGGAGATTGTGAGCTATCCGGCGGCTCTTGATTCAGCCATTGATCCTTTGGGATCCAGCACGATTTACAACATAATAGAAGCCGATTTTCTGTCGAAGAATCAGAATTGGGTGCCGGGATCCATTTTGCTCTCCATTCCAAACGAACTATTTCTATCCCAAGTCAATAATGCTACCTACATCGCACTGCAAGTCAATGGTCCATTGACAAACATCATTACTCCAGGAAGTAACAACTCTGTTTGGGCTGTCAGTACTTCTGGCACTGGAGGAAATTACTCTGCCACGATAGACTATCCAGTTGGATCGATTGTCAGTTTTGTCAATTCAGCAAGTACAGGATGGAGTGGTGGGCTTTTTGATGCTGCAGTCTTCTTGGCACGTCCAGATATTCAGTCACAATCAATTCCTGTTCAACAAGCAATGCTTAGTACCAACCAAAGCTATGCAAGTTTGATGTCTTTCCAGAACAATTTCCAGTCGGCGGTTTCAGCAGCTGTGACAGCAGCGAACACTATGATCAGCACAGTTCAGAATTCAGGAGCTCATGTTCTGACAACAATCGGCGAACTGGTTCCTGCTTCAGCGGGACTAGGAGGAGTTCCGGTTGTTTTTCAGACAGTGGATTACGACAACGGTGGCTTCCTGGAAAATCCAAACACGATTATTGTCAATCAGGGTGGAAGTTACCTCGTCAGTGGAGATCTGGAATGGGGAGCCACTTCTGTTGTAGCCAATCTTGGCTATACACTCATGCTCAATGGGTCTACGGTCCTAGGCACCGAGACACTCTCCTCAGATTCACCTGATGCTCAGACTGAAGTATTCTCTTTGACCTACAACTTCAATACAGGAGACACTCTTCAATTATTCGCGTTTTCAAGTGAGGATGTAGAAATTCAACCGGGAACTGACCTGACAATCAGCGTTGTTCCTGGTGGTGGAGCAGCAAACGATCTTCCAGTTAGCGGAGGCGGATCTTCTACAACAGATCTTGCTGCTAGGACCCTGATCGCCGATGCAGTTCTTGTCACTGGTCAGTGTGTACAAATCGACTCAAGTGGAAGAGTAACCCCGGTGCTTCCAACTATTGTGGCATATCCTCTGTCCACCACTCAGTTCAACATTCCGTATGTAGATGGAGTAACTTTGGCAGCAGCCGGAATAGGGGATTCAGTACAGGTGGCCACTGCTTACGGATCTGTGTACGAGATTCCTGGAATCACTCTGACACCTGGTGGAATTATCTATGTGGCAGCAAATGGGGTACTCACACAGGATTACTCGAGCGTGCTGGCGAATTGTGCTTGGACGGTTTGTGTGGGTAAAGCAGTGGCTGTGGATTCAATTTTGTTTCAGCCTCATCTTCCGTATCCGCGTTGGGATGAAGGAACATTCACAGATCCGTTGCCAGAGTGAGGAATAAATGCAATTTCGTCGTGGTCTTAAGACTGGTCTTCCGGGAACGGCTCTACCTGGCCAGCCATTACTGACCTCGGACACACATGAGTTGTATATTGGGAATGAAGATACCTCAATCACGGCTCTTCAGATTGATGTTTCCAATGTTATTGGTGGAGGAGGTGGTAGCTCATTTCTTTATGTTCAGGGAGTTCCGTCGGCCACTTGGGTAATCGTTCATGATCTGAATGCATATCCGACTATCGTAGTCATTGATAGTAGTGGTGCTCAGGTGTTCGGTGGTGTCAGTTACGACACCATGAATCAGGTTACTCTAACCTTCTCAGGAGGGTTTTCAGGAATTGCTTCACTCATGTCATAGGGAGAATTCATGTCAATTCCATTTCTACAAGCGATCAATCTCAGCCAGAACGAACTTCAAAATGCAAGAATACAGAATCTGGCATCAGATCCTGGTTCTCCTGTAGTTGGGCAGATTTGGTACAACACTACAACTGGCGTTCTGAAGTATTATGATGGCGCAATCCGTGTCTTCGCTGGACTACAGAACAAACTTACAGACTTTGTTGCTCCGACTAGCTCCATTAGCATGGGCAGCCAGCTTGTGCAAAATGTGGCCACTCCTGTCAGCAGTACAGACGCTGCCAATAAAGCCTATGTGGACAATGTGGCACTTGGGCTGGATGTAAAAGCCAGTGTCAAGTGTGCCACGACAGCATCTGGAACGTTGGCTTCCTCCTTCGCCAACGGTCAGTTAGTTGATGGCATTACTTTGGTCACTGGAGACAGGATTCTCATCAAGAATCAGGCGTCTCCGTCTGATAATGGCATTTACACTGTCAGTGCTTCAGGAGCTCCAACACGTTCAACAGATTGCAATTCTACTACAAACTATCTAACTGGATCGTTTACCTTTATTGAAGAAGGTACTGTTAATGCCGGAGCTTCTTACGTTGTCCAGACCCAGGGAACAATTACGCCAGGAGTAACTTCTGTAAGCTGGGTTCAGTTTTCTGGAGGAGCATCTTCGTCTGCTACCAATTTGGCAGGTGGTTCGGCTAACGCAATTATCTACCAATCAGCAGCAAGCACCACAAACTTCCTAGCTGGTAACACGGCAGCAACTGATCAGGTGCTGGTATCTCATGGCACAGGATCAGCCGCAAATGCTCCAACTTTGACTAACGCTCCTGCCTTGTCTGCCGCAAACATGACAAGTTTCCCCACAGTTTCCAACGCTACCAGCGCGGTGAACTTCTCAGGATCTTTGAGTGGGGATGTGACAGGCACCCAGGGTGCAACTTCAGTTGTTAAGGTGAACGGCCTGGCAATTCCGGTCAGCGCGGCCTTACTGGCTTCTAACAGCAGCAGTCAGTTGACAGCAGTTACAACGGTACCAACAGGCACGATGCCTGCTCTGACTGGTGACGTAACCAGCACTTCTGGTACGGTGGCCACCACCGTTGTCAAGATCAACGGTGTTAGCATGGCTGGTCTAGCCACAGGTATCCTGAAGAATACGACAGGTACGGGAGTTCCATCAATTGCCTCGGCTGGAACCGACTATGTTGTTCCTTCTGGTAGCATCACTGGTTCATCCGGATCATTCACAGGTTCTCTAGTTGGAGACGTGACTGGCACTCAGGGTGCTACATCCGTAGCCAAGATCAACGGCGTTACATTGCCGACATTGGCAGCCGCAACTGGAATTCTCTATGACACAGCCGGTGTGCTATCTCTAGCTGCCACACTTCCTACTGCCGCAGAACCGGCCCACACAGGAGATGTTACAAACACGGCTGGTTCTTTGGGAATGACAGTAAAGGGTATCAATGGTACTCTCTTGAGTGGATTGGCATCCGGATTGCTGTACAATACAACTACTACAGGTGTTCCGACCATTGCCACAGCGGCACAGGTCGTTGCTGTAATCAGCACTACTGCAGTAGCAAACGCGACAGCTGCAGTAAGTGCAACCACCGCGACCAATTTGGCAGGAACCACTTCTTTTGCTGTTCCCTATCAGTCAGGATCAGCAACTACAGGCTATGTTTCACCCAACACAACTGGGTCGACTGATGCTGTTCTGACTTCCACGTCTACTTCAGGTGTTGCAGCAGCACCTACGTTCAAGAATGCTCCTGCTCTATCTGCTGCTAACATGACCAGCTTTCCTACTCTAAACCAGAGCACTTCTGGTACTGCTGCAGGTTTGTCTGTTACTTTGGCGGTAGGATCTGGTGGTACAAACGCAACTACTGCAGCTGGTGCGCGTACCAACCTAGGAGCTACAGGAAAGTATGCGGCAACTTTTGGTGATGGATCAACTACAAGCTATGTCATCACTCACAGTCTAGGAACAAACGATGTTATCGTCGGAGTGTACTACGTCGCAACTCCCTTCCAGGTAGTGCAGTGCGAGGTACAGCTTACAAGTACCAATACCATCACCTTGGTGTTTGCCGTGGCCCCAGCCTCAAATTCACTGCGTGTAGTTGTGATTGGATAAGCGATGATTCCAGTTCTTCAAACGATGAACGCTCCCGGATATGATATCGCTGGAACTAGCGCTATTTTGAAAGTAACAAATGTTACGATTTCTTCCTCCACTGTAGGAACTTTTACTCTAGCTCATGGACTTCCTAAAATACCCATATCAGTCAATATTCAAATGACTTCTGGAGGCTTAATCTGGTTTCAATCAGGAACACTATTTGATGCAACGAATTTGTACCTTGTGGCTTCAGATTCAGGACTTTCAGCTACGCTCGCTTGTTTTACCTACTGAGGAGTATCATGAGATACGAGTTTCAATGCGTTGATTGCAACACGATCCAAGAGATAGTCCATCCGATGTCCAAGGCTAACTCGCAATTCTTTGAAGATCGTGTCTGTCCAAAGTGTGGAGGAGTTGCCAAGCATAAACTAGGAGCACCATCAATTCTTACCTCTACGACGTCAGCCAATCAGTCCATCGATGTTGTGATTGGTAGAGATGCCAATGCCAGGTGGGACGATATTCATAGAAGACAAGAACTTCGCGAGAAGGTCCGTACGGAATCCAAGACCCAGGGCCTCTCGTTTGTTGGTAGGAATGAGTTCCAACCTTTGTCTGATACAAAGAAGACGATCCGAACTGATGCCAATAAACGACTACAGACTAAAGGATACGAGAGCCTCTCTGAAAGTGATGCTCGTCTCATAAAGCGATAGTGGAATTCTCTTTTTGATTGTTGAGAAAGGATATCAAAACCAAAAAGAGAATTCCTTTGTTCTTTATAGAGACGCTAAGCAACCCTAGTCTTCAGGGAGATTTCAAATGGCATTGTTCAGCAGCTACGCTCCTCCGGGCACATATACTGACGTCAATATCATCAGCCCAGGCACTCCGCTTTTCGGCACGGCTCGTGTTCCGGTGCTCATCGGAGAAGGTGTTCAGTCTTTCACCTATTCCGATGTCGAAATTCCTCGCGGGTCTGTGGCTGGTGGCAATGAGTCGGTGGTTGGTGAGGATATCTCGTCTCAGGCCAATGGAATCACCACTGTATTCCAGCTTTCCTATTACCCAGTTGTGATTGGCGACGGAACTGACACAGTTTCCAGTAACCCTGCCGACATCACTGTCACGGCCAACGGAATCCAGTGTGCAGTTGCTGCTTTGAACGGCACTCTTGGCCAGTTCACCTGCTACGAGATCCCTGCCGGCGCAGATGTGGTAGTAAACTACTCCTTCGACCGCACCGACACTTTCATCACCAACGAGAATCTGACCAACCAGATTCCCACCTTCGCTTCCCTGACTCTCCAGACTCTCGCTCTGTCTCTTTCGGTTCCTGGAGCAACGGGCAATCAGGTGAACCTGGCTTTCACTCTGCTTCCCATAGATAGTTCAATTGCTGGAAATCGCACCTCTGGAACCTTCACGGTTGGAGAGACAGCAACTCAAGGAACTTCACTGGCAACTGGCGTTGTCGTCAGCTGCACGGCAACTTCCCTGGTTCTTCAAACTGTTACGGGAACACCAGATGGTACTGTCGGTCACACCTGGGTGGGTGGCACCAGCGCCGCGATTTTCGCTCCTTCAGCAGTCCCTGTCGCGATCTTGAACGGCATAGCTGATGTAGCAGCGGTTACGGTCAATGGCAATGCAGTGAGCGTGGAACTCCGGAACGTGGATAACACAGTTCGCACCGTGGGCAAGGTGGCTTCTCTGCTCAATGGAGTTCTAACGCTGTCGGCAGGATACATTTCGGTCGCCTCCACGTCTTCTTCAGCGGCAACGGCGGTCGCTCCTACTTCTTTCCAAGGTGGAACAGGCCAGAGCACCAACATAACCTTCTCGGTGGCTCACCTTCCCATCACTGATGGAGCGAATGCCGGAACTGCAACCACCAATCCTTCCGATGTGAAGGTTTTGGTGAATGGCACCCCGGTTACGGTCACAGCAGTCAATGGAGCAGCTGGACAATTCACTCTGGCGACTGGAGTTCCTGCCACTGCTGCCAGCCTGGAAGTCAGCTACTACACCAACACTTACCAGAGAACTTTCGACGTTATTCCTTCTCCGAATGTTAGTTCGATCATTGAAGTGGGTCTTGGTCCTGACAGATCTGATTATATTCAGGGAATTGACTATGTCCTCAGCGGCAACACCATCTCCTGGGGAGCAGCGGTCAGCACGGCACAGGGAGCAGTGATTGGCACAACCGCTCCCTTCAACGGTCTCTACATCATCACTTCCTTGAAGGATGACCATGCATATCTTCGTCAGGCCACCGGCGGAGTGAGCAACAGTGTTAACCTGAGCTTCACTCTGGCTGACGTCCCGGTTGATGGAACTGGACTGGGTAATCCGACCAACGATCCCACCTTGATCAAGGTATATGTGGGACAGGATCCAATCACGGCTTTCAACGCGGGAACTGTGACGGTTTCAAGTCTTCGTGGAGATTCGGCGACGGTGGTTCTCAAGAATCCTCCTGCGTTTGGTTCTTTTGTGTATGCTTCCTACTATCGCTCCGTGCTGGAAGATCACACCCTTTCTCTGACGGCCACGAATCCGTCCATCAGTGGGTATACTATCACCGATGAGAATGGTATTGTGGTTCCGACGGCAATTGTGACTGGTTGCATGACGGCTGGGGGAACTGTTTCAGCTTCTCCAAACAACACGATTGCTTGGCCCTACAAGTTCTCTGACCTCAAGGCAGCGATCGAGGGTCCGAACGAAATCGTTACAGTCACCTTCCAGAATGACGATCTTTTTGGAACTCTGACTTCTGGAATTCAGGCTTCTGTTGTGACCCAGGCAACATTCTTGACATTGCAGGCCACGAAGGTCGGCGTCAACACTACCACCAACGTCACTTTTGTGGCGGGCGCGGCGGTTGCAGACAGCCTTGCTCTTACGGCGGTTGGAGAAGCAATCTCAGTGAACATCACTGCAGTTTCCGGTGTTCGCACTCTGGGAGACATTCTCTCCATCTTCGACATCTATCCAGTTTCAACTCCTTTGGCCGGTGTCATTCTTGCCTCTGTAACTTCTGGACACTCTGCAACTCTAGCGGTAGCAAGTGGCCCGACTGCTTTCAGTGGAGGCACGGTACCCACTGGAACCAATCCGTATGCAGATCGCTTCATCGTGACTTCTTCACTTAGTGGTGGATCAGCTGGTGTTGGATACCTGGGACAGACCTATGTCGACGCTGTAACAGGACTGAAGTTCACTATCGTTCCAAATACCCTTGCTGCTCTCAGTTATGGTTGGTCAACCACTCCAGGTCTCTACACCTGGGTTGGTGGTTCCACGTTAGGAACCGGAGGTGACACAATCACCATCACGGTGTCCAATACAGGAACCCGCTATGCTTCACAGACTCCCACCATCGACATTCCGGGTGTCTGGACTGAAGTCGAGCAGTTCTTCAATGTGGGCACCGGCAACACGGCAGTTGTTGAAACCTTCAATGGGTCAGGCAATGGACCTTCGGTGGGTGAGTACTACTACATCACCTACACGGTCGCAAAGCAGGCCAGTGACTACGCTCTGAAGTTGTACACCAGCGCGGCGGATGCCTATGCAGCATACGGACAGCCTTCTGCTATCAACCGTCTGTCCTTGGGTATCTATCTCGCGACTCTCAATGGTGCTCAGACCTTTGGTTGCATCCAGGTCCCACAGCAGACCAATTCAAACCTGGCTGCGGATTCCGAGTACATCGCGGCTTTGCAGACTTTGACCACGAACCTGCCAGGAAGTGATTCCAAGGTTAATGTGATCGTGCCTCTCAGCACTTCGCTTACAGTACAGCAGGCACTTTCTCGCCAACTGATCACCCAGGCTCAGATTCGCAATCGTGGAGAGGCAATCGGATTCGTGGGATTCAATCAGTTCACCACTCCGACTCTGGCTCGCCAGTATGCTCGATCTCTCGCCAATTCCCGCGTCGTCGCGGTGGCACCGTTCTATGCGGCGCTGCAGCTTCCCACACAGGATGCCAATGGAGTCTTCGAAGTCATTGGTGTGACGGGCGAATTCATTGCGGCGGCTCTTGCCGGCCTGAACCTCAACACGGCAAACGACGTTGCAACCTCGCTCACCAACCAGAACCTGGTAGGATTCACTCAGCTTCTGCAACGCTATGACGATCCTACCAAGGACCTCATGGCAGGAAGTGGAATCACGGTCATGGAGGAGAACAACGGAGCACTGTATGTTCGCGACTACCTGACCACTGATCCTTCGAACCCGATCACCAGCGAGCCGACTTCCACCACTATCGTCGACTACACTCGCCAGCAGTTCCGTCTTGGCCTCAAGCAGTTCATAGCTCGCAAGTTCACGGCTCAACTCCTGAACGACATCACGATCGTCTCCAACTCGATCTTGACGTCACTGGTTGGCAACGAAATTCTATCGGCTTTCGCAAATCTGTCGGTGGTTCCAAGTCCGACCGATCCAACCGTCGCTCTGGTCACTGTGGCCATCAAGCCTATTTTCGCTCTGAAGTACATCCAGGTCACCTTCTCGGTGGCTACACAGCTGTAACCTATACGGGGAGGAGCGATCCTCCCACATTTTCTCGTCTGGTGAAGACAAAATGAAATCAAAGATGATCGCACGTCGCAAGCAAGCAGCACCTCCGGTAACTCCTGCGGCTCCGGCTCCAAAGCCAGCGGCTGCTCCACCTCCGGTTCCTGGTGTTGGTGCACCTCCAGTTCCTGTGGCTCCTCAGGAATACCAATCCACTGATGAAGCTCTCAAGGCTGTCAGCACTGACGTCCTAGCTTCAATGGTGAAGGCTCTCGTGGGTGGCAAGGAGTTTGCAAACGACAAGGCGGCTCAGTTCTTGATCGAAACCATGACGGCTGAACTCAAGACTCGTCCGATTCAGGTCGAGGATGGCGAACCACGAATGGCCTCCAAGAGAGCAAACAGATATGAAGATTGTACCTCTTGCAAAGGAAAAGGCTGCAAGGAATGCAACGACAAGGGGAAGACTATCAAGACCTACGACAAACTTCCCTGGGAGAAGAAAGACGCTGGATGGATTTCCGTCAACGACAAGACCATGAATCTTGAAGAAGGCGGTGATCGAGTTCCGGAAATTGCTGAGGCTCACGGAAAGCTGGAAGATCACACTGGCATCGTGAAGACCAGGGTGGTTCTCCCCGAGAAGTTCGCTGCCGAAATTTCTACAGCTTCTGCAGTCAAGAAGGCTGAAGGATATGTCACCAGTCTGAAGAGCACATATCTCGAAGCCAAGGTTCTGAACACTGTCAATGGAACTCGTCCAGTTCGCGAAGCGGTAGAGTCCATCTATGCCGCCTCTCTTCGGATGGCTGATGCGACAAAGACACTTGCCAAGCAACAAGAGCAGGAAGAAGAGGAATCCGAAAAGGCCAGGAAGGCTCTTGAAACCAAGAAGTCAAGCGCGAAGTACAAACTGGGCGGTTTGGTAATCGCTGATATAGAAACACCTCGTTTTGCCAACATCCATAAGCGCAAGAAGGCCGCTGTGATAGGTCATCCCTATGCTTGTCCAGGTTGCAATGCATACGGAGAAGACGACGAATCTCTTGAGTTTCGTAACGAAGGTGAAAGTATGCTCTTGGTGGGGAACAAGCAGTTAATAGAAGATGATGATGAAGAACTTCTTCAGCGTAATGAAGATGGAACCATCAAAAATCCTGTTATGGAAGAAATAGAACCAAATCAGCCAGGAGCAGAACAAATCTTAGCTACAACTCCGGATTCCATGGAGGCATACTGTGGTGGCTGTGGCTGGGGTGGAACCTGGGGAGATGTCAAGATTAACCACGGTGATGAAGGTGTACCAGGAAACATACCCAGAGGATTTCATCCTAACTGAAGATAACTACTTCCGATTTTCTCACTACCAGGCACCAGAGTTAGAAGCACACAGGAGATTGAATCATGGCAACAGGAGCGTATCTTTATCAGGAAGGCGCAACTCCTCAAACAAGTACAGTCCTGAGCACCCGCTTCCGCATATTTAGTCATGCGGTGGGCAACGGCAAATTCACGAAGTTGGGAGTGACGTCTTCTTTCAACATTCAGGAACAGCGCAACGTCGAAGCGGTGCGTGGCTTGGGATTTGGCGATCAGGTTGCTGAGCTCGTGCCCGGAGTGACGGCCCCGATGTCAATCTCCATCAACCGCACTGCTCTGTATCTGGCGAACCTTCAGCAGATGATGGGATACAAGGCTGGTGTTTCCGGCCTGGTCCGTTCACTGCGTCATCACAAGTGGCCATTTGATATCAAGACCGAGATTGCCTTCTCGGAACTGGTGTCTGAAGGCGGAAGTGGTGTAGGACCCGATGCAACCGTGGCTTCGTACTTCAATAACGAGGGCGGTCTCAACAACTATGGCAACACCGGAATCTACGCTGTGGCCACGGTTTACGAGGGATGCTGGATGGAGAATTACTCCTCCAACTACCAGGTTGAACAGGCAGCGGTAACTGAAGAGAGTCAGATTGTGGTGACGGATATCTTTGATTGTTCGGGGAGCGTTTATGGGGAATTTGTGGATTCCGGATTGAATAAAAACGATCCAACGGGTAGAAGCCTCTTGTTTTCTTTGGTTGGCAGCTAACTCTATTTACTGACACAAGTATGAACTTCGCAGTATTAGAGAGGTGAGCAGAACATCGCTCACCTTTTCTATTGCGAGGATTCCATGAACGTCTTCACCGTTTATAAAACCGTCAATCTGATCAATCATCGCTATTATCAAGGAGTCCACGAAACTTCTAATCCCAACGACAGCTATCTAGGTTCCGGAATCGTCCTCACAAGAGCCGTAGCCAAGTATGGTGCCAGCAACTTCTCCAAAGAAATCTTATTCGTATACAACACAGCAGAAGAAGCCTTCTCCAAAGAGGTCGAACTTTGCGCTATTTCCAAAAATGATCCTC